CTGAAACCTTCTCTCCCTGAAACCACCAGCACAGTGCCAGATTCACCTTTTAATAAACCAGATACGCTGGACTTTGATGCAAACTAATACTGAATCAAGTCAGATTAAACGAGGGGTCGGGCTAATTGGCAGCACCGAGCCTAGAATCCACACGCCTTTACTAAAAGTTAAAAGCAAAGCACAAGAAGTAGCGGATCTAGCTGAAAAAATTGGGATGCCGCTTATACCTTGGCAGCGCTGGGTGTTAGATGATCTATTGTCTATAGATGAAAACGATATGTGGGTCAAGAAAACAGGACTCATTCTTGTAAGTCGACAATCGGGAAAGACTCACCTGGCTAGAATGCTTATATTGGCACATTTATTTTTATGGGGTTCTAAGAATGTACTAGGTATGTCCTCTAATCGAAATATGGCATTAGATACATTTAGAAACGTTGCATTTACCATCGAGGATAATCAATTCTTAAAAGACCAGGTAAGACAGATACGTTTGGCTAATGGTCAAGAATCTATAAGCTTACTAAATGGCGCTAGGTATGAGATAGCCGCAGCTACACGGGATGCCCCACGTGGTAAGACCGCAGATTTCTTATATTTAGACGAATTACGTGAATGGTCAGAAGAAGCCTTTACAGCTGCATTACCTGTAACACGTGCAAGACCTAACTCAATGACTTTAATGACAAGTAACGCAGGTGATGGCTTTAGTACAGTACTTAATGATTTAAGAGAGCGTTCATTATCGTATCCACCAAAAACTTTAGGCTACTATGAATGGTCAGCGCCACAGCATTGTAAAATACATGATCGTAAAGCCTGGGCTATGGCTAATCCAGCATTAGGATATTTAGTTACAGAAGAAACATTAGAAGAAGCAGTAAATACAAACAGTATAGAAGCTACACGCACCGAAATGCTTTGCCAATGGATAGATTCTACGACCAGCCCGTTTGCTTACGGCAGTATTGAAGCATGTAGTGACAGCACGTTAGAAATCCCTGTCGGCCCTCAGACTATAATGGCCTTTGATATTGCACCTACCAGAAGATCTGGCGCTTTAGTTATGGGTCAGATAAAAGATGGCAAGGTAGCTGTAGGACTTGCACAACTTTGGCATAGTGATATAGCCATAGATGAAGTTAAGATGGCAAGTGACATAAATGAGTGGGCTAGAAAATATCACCCACATTTAATCTGTTTTGACAAGTACGCCACACAAACAATAGCCACAAAATTAGAACAAAGTGGCTGGAGATTACAAGACGTAAGTGGCCAGGCTTTCTACCAAGCATGTTCAGACCTAGCAGATGGTTTAGCCAATAACCGAATAGTCCATTCTGGACAAGTAGACCTAGTACAGCACTTAAATAACTGCGCTGCTAAAACAAATGATGCTGGCTGGCGCATTATCAGGCGTAAATCGGCTGGTGATGTTACAGCTGCAATATCTTTAGCTATGGTGGTGTCAGAATTGACTAAACCACAAAAAACTGCACAAATCTTTGTCTAACTTGCACCTTTAGTCCGTTTTATGGTATAAAGTATATCTATGGGTCTATTGTCTGCTTTGGGTATAACCAAAAAAACTGAAACTGTCCAAGCGCAATACGCCCCTGCCATTATGGACACAGCCTATGGCTATGGTTCATTTACAACAGGTGTTGGCAATTTCCCTGGTGGATTAGATCGTAATTTAGCAATGCAAGTACCTGCCGTTGCACGTTGCAGAAATCTTATAGCTGGTGTAGTTTCTTACCTGCCATTGAAGCTTTACAAAAAGTCAAATGGTGAGGAGTTGGGGAACCCTCTTTGGATAGAGCAGCCAGACTATCGACAACCAAGATCCGTCACGATAAGTTGGACCGTCGATAGTTTGCTTTTCTATAATTGCGCTTATTGGCGTGTTACAGAATTATATGCAGATGATTTAAGACCATCACGTTTTGAGTGGGTGGCAAACAATAGAGTTACATTTACAACAAATAAGTTTGGTACAGAAATAGAAGAATATTTTGTTGATGGCATAAGAGCGCCAATGACAGGTATTGGAAGTTTAATTACATTTCAAGGACTTAACGGCGGTGGAGTTTTACAAAATGCAGCCCGCACAATTCAAAGCGCTTTAGATTTAGAAAAAGCAGCATCTGTAGCTGCACAAACACCAATGCCATCAGGTTACATTAAAAACACTGGCGCAGATTTACCAGAGCAGCAAGTATCTGGATTATTAGCACAATGGAAACAAAGTCGCTTAAATAGATCTACAGCTTATTTAACATCTACATTATCTTATGAAACTACAGGATTCTCACCTAAGGACATGATGTATAATGAGAGTATTCAATTTTTAGCGACCCAAGTCGCCCGTGCGATGAACGTACCTGCATACATGATAAGCGCAGATATGAATAACAGCATGACTTACCAAAACATTATTGATGGTCGCAAAGAGTTTGTAGCCTATTCACTACAACCATTTATTTGTGCTATTGAAGATCGTTTAAGCATGGATGATATTACTCCACGTGGCCATGTAGTTAAGTTTGCTATTGAAGAGTCATTCTTAAGAGCAGACACAATGAAGCGCTTAGAAGCACTAGAGAAAATGTTAGCTTTGGGTCTGATAGATGTAGAAGATGCCAAAGAAATGGAAAGCCTAACACCTAACGGAAGAGAAGAAGAAGATGAAACTTACATTCAGTAGCCAGGTAGAAGCTGCCGATACAGAACGCAGAGTTATTGCTGGCAAAATCGTGCCATTTGAAGAAGTAGGCAATACTTCCGTAGGCAAAGTCGTATTTGCTAAAGGCTCAATAGAAATAGGAGATCCTGGCAAAGTTAAGATGCTTATGCAACACAGAGCAGAAAAGCCAATAGGCCGTATGCAAAAGTTTAACCAAGCAGAAGATGGCATATACGCATCATTCAAAATTAGCTCATCTATGCAAGGCCAGGATGCTTTGATACTTGCATCTGAGGCTTTAATTGATGGCTTATCTGTAGGCGTAGATGTAAACAAATCTATACAGAAAAAAGATTATTTATATGTAACCAGCGCAACATTAAGAGAAGTTAGCCTGGTAGAAAGCCCAGCGTTTACAGCTGCGCAAGTAACTAAAGTTGCTGCTAGTGAAAACGAAGCAGAGGACACAAACCAAACAACAGAAAGCGAGGCTCCTGTGGAAGATTTAGTAACAGCGCCACAAGAAGCAAAGGCAGAGGCTGCTACTCCTACAGTAGAAGCTGCTCGCCCAACAATTACAGCACCACTAATTCAAACAACTGTACGTACGCCAATTACTTCAATGGCTTCATACACAGAACACAAGATTAAGGCTGCACTAGGATCAGACGAGTCAAAACTGTACATTGCTGCAGCTGATGATTCATTCTCAACTAACCCAGCATTTAATCCAACTCAATACCTAACAGAGTTTGTAACAAACACACGTTTTGGTACACCTACAATCGATGCATGTTCACAAGGTGTCTTGCCTAATACTGGTATGACAATAAGTGTTCCATCACTTGTAACCAGCGCTGGCGGTGGCACAGGTGTAGCACCTACAGTAACTGTAGAGGCAGAAGCAGGAGCAGTATCTAATACAGGTATGGAATCCGTCTATCTTACAGGAACAGTGCAGAAGTACAGTGGCATGAATACGCTATCTGTAGAGCTTCTAGAGAGGGCAGGTTATCCTGGCTTCTATGCAGAGCTTACACAGCAATTACAAAATGCTTATTTAACAGCTATTGATACAGCTGCATTAACAGCATTAGTATCAGCCGCTTCAGCAGCTTCAAACGAAACAGCTGACAGTGATGGAATCATTGATTACACATCACAAGCATCTTCATTGATTTATTCACAAACAGGTTACTTTGCACAGAATTACATTGCTAACCCAGCGCAGTATCAGGCACTACTTTCTGCTAAAGATACAACTGGTCGCCCAATTTACTCAGCAAATCAACCAATGAACGCAGCTGGACAAGTTGCACCAACATCAATCCGTGGTTCTGTATTAGGACTTGATCTATACGTAGATAAGAACTTTACACAAACTGCATTTGATGATGCATCTGCAATCATTCTTGCACCAGAAGCATTCACAGTTTACCGCTCACCACAGGCATTCATGTCTGTAAACGTTGTATCAAATCTACAAGTACAGGTAGCAATCTACGGCTTCATGGCAACAATCGCCAAAATGTCTGGTGGAATCTACAAGTACATGAAGGCTTAATTAAACAAATAAGTAATCTGTGGGGTTTAGTAGCCCTAACCCCACAGAGCTATTAGCAAAGGAGTAGAGATGGCCGCTGTCTATGTGACCAAAGCTGAATTAAGAGCGAATCTTGGAATTGGCTCGCTCTACTCCGATGCAACAGTAGAAGAAGTTTGTCAAACCGCAGAAGATTTATTAAAGCAATATTTATGGTTTAACGATGCTCCAGTAGTGGCCGCTGGATTACAAAACAATGTAGCCACATTAGTATTAGCAAACCCAGGTATATTTGTTAAAGGCCAAAGCGTAGCCATAGAAGGTTGCGGATCAACCTATGGTGGCAATCACGTAATCACTGGCACAATTCCTGGTATTAATATTCCTGTAAGTATAACAACAGCATTCTGGTCATTCTTTAGCAATTATTCATTCCCTAACGGATATTCATTTATCCAGTTTGCAAAAGTACATGCAGACGATCCATTCCATCGCATTATTCCAAGTGGTAAAGCATCAGGACAAGACACAAAAGAAGATGATTACAGTGCGATCCCTGCCATTCGGGAAGCGGCGATGATTCTCGCCGTTGATATCTGGCAAGCTAGACAAGTTAGCCAGACGGGTGGGGTAGGTATGGATGGGGTCAGTGCTAGCCCTTATCGGATGGGTTATCAGCTGATTAACAGAGTG